AACGCAGATAACGTAGCTGTATATGCAAATGGAAGTTCAAATTCTAAACTTACAGTAGGTCAACAAGGTATTATGGAAATTAATATTTTGGCTAAAGATGATACTAACTGGTATATTTGGGGATATGTAACAAGTGTTGCAGCTCCTTCATTTGCAGATCAATAATAAATAATTAATGTGGGCCTTCGGGCCCACACAAATTTAACGGAGATTTAAAATATGAAATCAGATGTAAAAGCAGTAAGAGTTAATGGAACTGGAGAAGTTTTCGCTGGTAGAACAAGATTAAGAGGAATCATTATGGCAAATAGTGGAGGAGGTGATGGACAAATCACTCTTCAAGATAATACAGACAGTACGACTTTATTTATAGGAGACTGTCCAAGTGGAGATGTTTTTGCTTTTAATATTCCTGAAGATGGAATCTTATTTCCTGGAGGAATGAAAGTTTCTGCAATACAAAATTTAACTGGTGCAACTATTTTATTAGATAAATAGGAGGATAAATGGCAACCTCTGGAACAACAACTTTTGAATCAGGTTTTTCTATAGCTGATATTGTAGAAGAAGCTTATGAAAGAATAGGTATTCAAGGTGTGTCAGGTTATCAATTAAAAGGCGCAAGACGATCTTTAAATATTCTTTTTCAAGAATGGGCAAATAGAGGTTTACATTATTGGGAAGTTGGTAATAATTCTATTACATTGGTTAATGGTCAATCTGTTTATACAATGTTTAGATCAACAGCTGATGGCACTTCTGATGCAACTGCAATTTATGGTGTAGATGATGTATTGGAAGCAGTTTATAGAAACTCATCTTCAGTAGATTTTCCTCTAACAAAAATTAATAGATCTGCTTATCAAGGTCTTTCTAGTAAAACAGATACAGGTGTTCCAACACAATATTTTGTACAAAGATTTATAGATAAAATAACTATCACTTTATATTTAACTCCAGGCTCAACTGAAGCAGGAAATACAATTAATTATTACTATGTAAAAAGAATCCAAGATGCCGGAGACTATACGAACGATGCAGATGTACCTTATAGATTTGTACCTTGTATGATTGCAGGTCTTGCATATTATTTAGCAATTAAATTTGCTCCACAAAGAATTGAAATGTTGAAGATGTTATATGAAGATGAACTTCAAAGAGCTTTAAAAGAAGATGGTTCTTCATCAAGTTCATTTATAACTCCTAGAACTTATTACCCAGAGGTTTAATATGGCTTTAAGTAAAGGAAAATATGCTCAGTTTATATCAGATCGTTCTGGTATGGCTTTTCCATATTCTGAAATGGTTATAGAATGGAATGGGTCAAGAGTTCATATTTCTGAATTTGAAGCTAAGCATCCACAATTAGAACCTAAACCACACACAGGTGATCCACAAGGTTTAAGAAATGCTAGACCAGATAGAACTGAGCCTGCTACAGAAAGTTTATTACCAGGTAATCCATTTGATATTACATCAGGATCTACAACAATTACAGTTACAGAACCTGGTCATGGAAGAAGCACTTCAGATATTGTTGTATTTAGAAATGTAGATAGTTCACCTGGAGGTATTTCATATACAGTGTTTGAAAATGCTAGTGGATATGCTATAACAGTAGTTGATATTAATACATATACTTTTACTTTAGGAGCTACTCCTACTGTAACTGAAAAATCAGGAGGAATGACTGTGACTGCAGGTCCAGTTACATTAACACCATAATGGCATACACTTTAACAAATTTACAAGATGATATAAAAGATTACACTGAAGTGGACAGTACAGTTTTTTCAACTGGTGTTTTAAATACTTTTATAAAAAATGCTGAGAATAGAATTTACAGAGATTCTGATGCAGATGACAATAGATTTTATGCAACTTCTAATTTGGTTACTGGAAACAGATATGTAACTATTCCAGGAGATTTAAGAGTTATTAGATATGCTCAATTAAAAGATTCAAATGGTAATCAAACTTTTTTAGAAAAAAGAGACACTTCTTTTATGTCTGAATATTATAACACACCCGGCACACAATCTGGATTACCTAAATATTATGCTAATTGGGATGCTAATTATTGGGTTGTAGCACCTACTCCAGACGATACTTATGAAATTACTTTAGCTTATATTAAACAACCAACTAGTTTGACAGATTCCAGCGTAAGTGCTATAGGTACTTATGTATCCAACAAATATCAAGATTTACTTTTGTATGGATGTCTGGTAGAAGCATATGGTTATTTGAAAGGTCCTGCAGATATGTTGCAGTTTTACGAAGGATCTTATCAAAGAGCATTGCAATCGTATTCTATCGAACAACAAGGTAGAAGACGGAGAGACGAGTGGCAAGATGGGATCATTCGTACTCCTTTAAAATCGGAATCCCCATCAAAATACTAAGGAGAAATAGATATGGCAAATATAGTACCTGACTCTTTTAAAACAGATCTTTTAAAAGGAACGTTTAACTTCGATAGTGGAGGAGACACTTTTAAAATCGCTCTGTTCACATCATTAGCAGGTTTCAGTACTAGTACTACTACCTACGCAGGAGCAGCAAACGAAGTTGCATCTGGAAGTGGTTATACTACTGGTGGAGAAACTTTAAGTAATACAGGTGTAGCTGTAGCAAGTAACATCGCTTACTTAGACTTTGGTGATGCAACATGGACGTCAGCAAGTATTACTTCAGTTGGAGCTTTGATTTACAAAGATTCTACTAATGAAGCTGTATTAGTTTTGGATTTTGGCGGAACTAAAACATCAACAGATGGAGATTTTGTTGTTGTATTCCCTGCTAACGATTCATCTAATGCTATCATTAGATTAGGCGACGCGTAATAAAATAATTGGATAGTAGAAATGGCTTTTATACTTAACGACAGAGTTAAGGAAACAACCACAACTACTGGAACAGGAAATATTTCATTAGCTGGTGCAGTCACCGGTTATGAAACTTTTGCAAGTGGAATAGGAGATACCAATTCTACTTATTATGCAATATCCAGTAGTGGAAGTTCCGAGTTTGAAGTAGGAATTGGAAGTATAACCGCAGGTGCGCCTGATACACTTTCAAGAGATTCTGTAATATCTTCATCTAATTCTGATAGTTTAGTTAACTTTTCTGCTGGAACAAAAGATATTTTTTGTACGCTTCCTGCAACTAGAATTCCATCACCAGTTATGGTGGCTCAAGATTTTGTAAATACTCACAATTCGACTATTTCTCAAGATCAAACAATGGATTCGGGAGTATTAGCAGGTCCGGTTGATATAACAGGTACTTTAAGTATTACAGGTAAATTAATTGTATTGAATTAATATATGCAATGTAGTATTAAAACATAAGGTTAAAATATGAGTGAAATTAAAGTAGATAAAATAAGTCCACAATCAGGAACTAGTTTTACACTAGGGGATAGTGGAGATACTTTTACAGTACCTGCTGGTGCAACTTTTGATGCATCTAGTGGTACTTTAACTTTACCGGATGGCTCTGTTGCAAATGCAAAATTGGAAAATTCATCTATTACTATTAATGGATCTTCAGTTTCTTTAGGAGGATCTACCACAATTGCTACAGGAACTAGTTGGCAAACTGTTAAAACAGGAAATTTTAATGCAGCAGTTAATGAAGGATATTGGGTAAATACTACTTCAGTAGCAATTACAGCTACTCTGCCTGGATCACCTACTTTAGGAGATACAATATCATTTGTTGATTATGCAGGAACTTTTGATACAAATAATTTAACAGTAGATAGAAATGGAAAAAATATACAAGGATCAGCAGCTAACTTAACAGTTAATGTTGAAAGAGCTGGTCTAACTCTTGTTTTTGTTGATGATACACAAGGTTGGTTATTATTAAATAACTAATAAATAAAAATGATAATTAACAATGAAATATTGTTTATTCATATTCCTCATACTGGAGGTAGATTTGTATCCTATATTATAAATAAAAATCAAAATTGTCGTCATGATAACTTTGAAAAAGAGTTTAGAGGTGTTGATATAGAACATTTAAAT